CAAAAAACGTCCTATTATAGATTCTCAAATCAAGCTTATTCAGAGTTTAATTGCTGAGAAAGGTTCTGGTTTGAATGAATTTATGGACACAAAATTCTCTTTGTATGATCTGGACGCGAATCAAGAAAATCAAGCCTACAAAATGTATAGTATAAGCCAGTTGGATCCTGAGTTTTACATCCAGGGTTTTAAGGCAGGGAAGTTTAAAATAGATATGGACAAGATTAAGAGTATTGATTACAAAAGATTTATAATGTTTACAAAGATGATATTAAAATTAAATCAAGAAATATCAGATAAAAATGTAAACTGATAGAAACGTAAAATTATGTTTCTATATTTAGAGCGTCAATTGAATGGTCAATTGGGATAAAAACAAAAGGATAAAATAAATTATGCCAATAAAGAGAAATAACTTGAACGCACTTTATAGTGCAATGGATAACCTTAACATCGGTAAGAAAGACAACAAGCAGAAGTCATACGAAATCGAAGGCTTATTTAAGCCGAAGATGGGTGCTGACGGTAAGTTTACTGTTGTTCTTAGATTCCTTCCAGCACACCCAGATGAAGAAATCCCTTGGGTAGAAAACCGTTCTCACATGTTCCAGCTTTCTAATGGTGCATGGTTCGGTTGTGACTGTGCTAAGAAGTGGAATGAACCATGTCCGATTTGCGATTATAACGCAAAGATTTGGAATAAGTATGGTAGAACCGATGAAGCTCGTTCCCGTGTAAAGGATAAGTGGAAGCCAAAGTTCTATTCTAACGTTTATATCGTTAAGAATCCAAATGCTCCAGAAACCGAAGGTCGTGTTTATCGTCTTGAATATGGTCGTGCAATCATGAAGATGATTCAGGATGCAATGGCTGATAAGGATGATGCCGAACTTGGTGTAATTCCAGGTATTAATCCGTTCTCCTGGTGGGGTCCGAACGATAAGGCTGTTCTTGCAGGTGAAGATAAGGCTGGTGCAAACTTTGTTTGGGAAGGTGTTAAGGGTTCTAATGGTCCTAACTACTCTACCTCGCACTTCAGCAATCCTCGTAGAATGTGCAAGCTTGGTCAGAACGGTAAGCTCGTCGAAATGACTGATGCAGAACTTGATGTCGTTGAATCTCAGCTCTTCACATTGAAGGATATTGAAAAGCAGAAGGATCAGCTCCGTTCTTACGAAGACATCCTTAAGTTCTACAAGACCAAGAGTGGTGAAGATTTGTTTGCAGAATTTGAAGATGGAACTGATTATACTGCAACTGTCAATACAGGTAAGACTGTAGAAGCTGATGATGACGATATGTTTGAAGCAGCACCAAAGAAGACTGCAGAAGTTCCAATGGAAAAGGAAGTTCCTACTGAACCACTTTTCGAACCAGAATTTGAAGCAACAAAGCCGACAACTTCTAGTGTCGAAGCAGCAGAAGATGAAGAAGACTTCTTTGCAAGACTTGCAAATGGTTAAATTTTAGTTCTCCGAAATAAAAAATGTAAAACATAAGATGTAAAAGTCTTATGTTTTATTTTAGGATTTTATTATGACAAAAAAGACAGAAACAAAAACAAAGAAAGTTGATTTACAGAGAGCTAAGGATATTGCAGAAGTAATTGGCATGCTTTCACAGTTTACACCAAGATTCGATACTGAAAATATTCCGCTCTTTTCAAGAAGATTTCTTCTCAAGAACTTACTTGGTTTTACAGAAGAAGAATTAGAAGAAAATGACATTCTCATTAATGATGAATCTAATGCAATTCTTAAGTCATTAGAATATATGAGAGGTCCAGCAAATCAGGAAACTCCTGAAGTTGTAACAAAAACAAAAACTAAAAAGCCAACAACAAAGGTAAATTAAAATGATTGATACAAATAGCATGTATGGTAATGTTCAAGAAGAACAGGATTCATTCGTTCAACTTCAGAAACAACTTAAGCAGAAGGTTGAAGGACAAAAGTTAACAGCAGAAGAAATTCAGCTTCCGGATTTTCCGAAGGAATATAATCCAGAAACTGCACTTCAGACTATGTTCAATATGCAGGAAGCACTTCAGAATATTCTTGCTGCAAAGCGTGGAACTTTAGCTCCGACAAATAAGGAAGATAATTTCAAGAATGCAGTTCGTTCTGGTTATTTTATGATGTCCACTGTTACTGAGATTTGGGAATTCTTTGACCAGCTCAAGAAGGATAATTATGAAATTACTGACCTTGTTAAGTATGAAATTATTGATGCTTGGCATTTCGTCATGAATCAGCTTCTTTATCTCAAGTATAAGCCAACATTTACACTTCCACAGCTTTATGATTTTGCCATTGCAGATTTGAAGACTGGTACAATTGGTACTTCTGACCTTCATTATCTCGTCGGTGAATTCATCGAAGCAGTTGGTGAACTTTATCAGAATTCGAGTTATAAGGATTGGAAGACCTATAAGGAATGGAAGGAAGATCCTCTTAAGATTAAGGAACTTGGCGATACAATGTTGATTAAGTTCTTTAAGATTTTCGTAGCAATTAATCTTACACCTGACCAGATTTATCAGTTCTATTATAACAAGAACATCGAAAATGTCGAAAGACAGAAGGTCGGTGGAAG